AAGGGCCGGGTCTTGAACCATTGATTGAATGGCGGGCGACTGTTGCACAATCATGTCGGCCCGTGTCGGCCCCCCCGGCTGCCCGGACGACATAGGCCCAGGGTCGACCGTAGGCGCGGTGGCGACGGGTAAGTCTCGCTCCCATCGCGGAACCGGAGCGTCAAGCTCCCATGGCTTAGCCACTACACGCCGCCTTTGGTGCGCAGCACTCCGTTAGGGTCAAGATACTGAGCGCCGCTTGGCAAAGCGTCATAATCAGCCTCACCCTGGATCTGAGGCGGGCCAGAGACGTTTGCCGGGGGGGTCGGCCCCATGCGCGTTTCGGGCGGCTCGGGCAAATCCGGGGAAAGGGCTTGGCCGTTGGGGTCTTGGACAAATCTATATTTCCCGTTAAACCAACCCCCTGCATTTTCGATCTCAGTATATCCGTACTTCGCAAGCACTGAGCGGGCACCTTCTACCGAGCCGTAAATGTTAGCGCCTGCTGAAAGAGCGTTGTTCACTTCAGCAACAACCCCAGAAGGCAAGAAGCTGAGGGCTTCCCTAAATTCGCCAACCGAAGCTTTAAATTGGTCTGCGAGCTGTGCGGTTATCTCACCCGTCTGGCCGCTCGTGTAATTCGGTGGCTTCGCGGCTGCGGCTGCGGCTTCAAGGCGACCCGCGATGCTGTCCTGATTTCGCGCGGCTGCGCCCGCAATGATCGCATCGGTCCTGGCGGCGGCCCCCGCGATGGTGGCGTCGTTAAGCCCAGTTGCAGCCGCCTCGTCCTCGCCACGGATACGGTCCTGACCGCCAACGCTAAACGCATCGCCCTTGTCAACCCTGCCGCCAGCCCCGACCCTCGCGCGCAACGCCGCGTCATCAGTGGAGCCACCTGCGTTTGCCATGATCGCGAGAATGACATTGCCAATCTGTGCCGCATCTCCGCTCTGCGTCAGCGCCCCCGTAAGCTCAGGGATAACGCCGCGCACTTGCTCGTCGCGCGATCTAATAGGGGCGCCTGGGACATAACTCCCGTCTCCGGGCTCTGCGCCCTGCGGAGCTGAGTTGGGGATCTGAGAAAAGGCGCGCTCAACAATGCTCCGGATTGAACCGGCGGCAGCTGCGGCGGCTGCGTCGTTCGCGGTGTCGCCCAGAACGTTTGCGGCGCGCGCATCGTTAAGCCGTACTGCGGAGGGATGCAGCGTTCCCGCCTGAGTTTTCTGCGGGAAAAACGCTTGAGCAATTCTATCGAACCCAGCGCCAATGCCGGGGTTGCCGTACAGCGGGTTTGAATAGGCCGCCATTAAGAAATTGCCCCCTGAAGAGTGCGGTAACTCGCATTGGGCATGCCATAGACGTTGTTCGACCCGCCGCCAAATAGCCTCGCGATATCGCCGAAGCCCTTGCCGTTCAAACCGCCAAGGGTCAGCAATTGCCCGGTGCCTGTCGCAATATCAAACAATGGATTAGCCCTGCCGATTGTCTGTGTCGGCGTTTGCCGCGCCGCGTCCATCTCTAGGGGCAGCACGCCGGCAGAGCCGCGGCTAATGTCAGAAAGAGCGCCCTGCTTTGAGCCTGTTCGGGTACGGCCCAAGCTCCGGTCAAATTGACCGCTGGTAAAGCTGTTGAGCTTCGCAAGCGCTCGCGCTCGCGCGTCGCTCCCTGCAACCGACTTCGCGTTGGCCGCGTCATAGGCATCTTTGACAATGTTCGGAGCGCTAGCCGGGGGCGCCGCGAAAGCCGATGCAGGCGCGTTCGTTCCGGCTGCCGTCACTAGACGTTGCGTGCGAGCGGTTTCCCTCTCTGGCTCCACACCCCTTGTCCCTGGACCGCCAACGTCAGCAAGGTTCTGGTTGAACAGCTCCATACTTTCTTGGCGAATCTTCGCCTGACGGTCCCGCTCCGTTGAGCGCGCATCCCTCTGGCTATTGAACGTGTTTGATTGCGCGGTTTGCGCGTCTCTAAAGTTTCGCTGGTTTACCTTGTCGGCGTTACGCGACTGCATCGCGCTCCCGCCAACAGACATGGCCAGCCCCGCAATGGTCATCGGGTCACACATTAGGCCACCACCCTTGATCCATCGCTTGAGCCAAACAGCCCCGTGTTGTATCGCGAGGTGCCTCTTCGCTCGGCGTCAGCCTGCCCGCCAATGCCAAGCGAAATATTCGAAAAGAGATTTGCAATCGGGCTGAAGTTTGGCCTCACGGCGATAGCCCCCGCGCGACTAAGCGATGCGTCTCGTGCCGCGCTCGCGTCGCCGGTCGCTCGTAAAGCCGTGACTAAAGAGCTGCGCTCATTCTCAACATTTGATCGCGTTTCATCGACAAGCTGATCCGCGCTCCCCTGAAGATTGACATTGGTGTTTCTGTACGCCTCGTTGAGCTTAGCGGTACGCTCAATCGCGGTGCTGTCCTCGGACCCCTTGCCTGAACGAGCGAGGGCAAAAATCAAATCCTTGTTCGCTTCCTCGAAATTGTCCTCAATGGTTGGCTGTTGGAAATCAAGAAATGCCTGCCGCCGACCATCATAAAAGCCGTCATCGAACTGGCCAAACGCACTGTCGATATCGGTAATCCCGGTACGGATATCGACCTCGCGCCGGTCCTCTGCCGCGCGCTCTTCGTCGGCAACGCGATTGCGCTCCGCGTCCTGCTGAGCAATCAGCGCGCTGTTGTCTTGCTGCTTAGAGCCGAATAGATTTTCTAGGCACATCGCTGATCCCAGACGTAGCTATAAAAGGTTTCTTTCAACCGGCCGTAATTCTCGAATGTGTGCTCGCGACGTGCCCCGAGAACTTCTAGCCAGCGCTGCGCTTCATCATGTCCCTCTATCGACTTACACTCGGCCCGGTTGAACGAGCCGCATCCCATTATAGACGGGATCATACTCCTTTTTACGAACTTTGTTAAAGGCAGCCCAATCTCCGGCATTCTGTCCGTCGCAAACATGAAAACCGACCACATTCCGGGCCAAGACTGCCATGCGCCAATAACGCAAATGGGCGCATCAAGGCTAACAACCCACGCCGTCATGCCTTTGGCGTTGCGAGAAAACTGGTCAGCGATCTCGTCGGCCAACGATGCCCGGTCGGGCGTAAACCGAGTTGCAGATATCTCCCGATAATCCCAAGCGCGCATTGCGACGGCAACAGCCCGGATATCAACATAGTTTAGGCTACTCAGGTTCATCTTCAGAGAAATGAAGCGCGACCTTAGAGAGCGAAGCGTACCCGCCCCCGGTGTGCTTGAGCTGAATTGTGATGTGCGTTGTGTTGCCGTCCAGCGGCACCATAGGATCTTCAAAAGTGATGCCGGTCAAAAGGGTCGCGACGGTTTCGAGCTGCGTAGTGTCTGACGGATTGTTGCCGGCCTCAATGCCCCACGCGCCGGAAGCGTGCATGTCGAAGCCTTCCCATATTTTCTCTGTCGCAGGCTTCTTAACATCGGTATAGGGAATTCGAACCGTCACGTCCTTAGTCGTGTAAGTCGCGTTAGCCGCTCCGCCGTAGAGATAGATAATGTCTCCGGCCCGCGCATAGACGCGCTTGCTTGAGACGGCCATATGGCTGAATGCCAGCTCCGGCTTATAGGTCGACCATGCGCTAATTTTCTTTTCAGGGAAAAAGCTAAAGACGTAAATTGTCTGGTCGACGATCATCCAAAAGCGCTCATCGTCCGGCTCAACAATTGAGAAAGCGTCGTCAACTTGAGTGGCCGTCAGCGCATGGAGCTGGACCGACACAAGAGGGTCAACCGGAGAGCCAATGTCAGCGACAGCAGCCGCGTTAGAGCTATCTCGCGGACGCAGGGAACGAATGCCCGCGTTCGACAAATAGAACACGTCAGAGCCGTAGCCCTCCGGTGATCGCCTCGCCACGGCGCCTGTATTCAGGAGTGTTTGCGCGTGCGCGTCATTGTCCGGGTCAGCGTCAACCGCCCAAATCTGGATTGCCAGCTCAGAGAAAATTGCAAGGCTTGATAGGTACGCTTCGAGAGCAATCAGCGCGCCGCTCTTCGCGGCATAGGTCGCGAGGTTCGTAAAGCCAGACCCAATACCGCCGTTCCATTCTGTGGGGTCGCCAATCGCGCTCTTGTGCCAAACGCCGCCCGAGATTGCGTACATGCGAGAGCCAAACGGGAGAACGTCCTTACCGGGCGTTGTCGATGCGGAGCCGCCCGCAAGGTTCGTGATGCTCCCCGCGACAAAGCTATTGGTCACGTCGATCTCAAGAACATAGCCGTTCCAGGCAATGCCCGCCGCAGCCGCAATCACAAAGACCTTGTTACCCTCCGCAATAGCCGAATAATTGGGGGACGATGTAAAGCCATTTATCTCCGCGGCAAGCGCCGTCGCCGTCGCCGTATTGCTGGTTGACCAACCAACGGCATTGTTCGTAACGGCCACACCGTTGACGCGAATTTCTGAAACCGAATGCGTCAGCGTGCCGCCGGTCATTGTACTTTCGCTGCCGGTCGTGAAGTCACCCGCTACGGTCGTGCTAATCTGGTCGCCGTTTACATCAACGCCCGGGAGCGTTTTGGTAATCGTGACAATCGCGCCAACCGCCGCCGCCGTGTAGTCGGGCGCGGACGTGTTGCTCGTAATCTCAGCGGCAACCGCAGTCGCGGTAACTGAGTGAGACGTGACCCAATCAACCGCAGACCCAAGGAGATTTATGCTGTCGATTGTGACGGCAGTAATTTTATTCGTCCCGGGACTTGCCGTGCCGCCAGTGACAGTAAAAACACCCGTCGCCTGCACGTCGCTTTCGATGCCGGACGTGACGACAAAGCTGCCGCGTGCACGACCGTCGAACCAATCCGTTACCTCTGCGCCGTCATAGAAGTGAACAACGGAGCCGTCCGCGTATTGAGCAACGGCGTATATTTTGCCGTCAAAAACCTCAGCGTCTAACAGCTTGCTCATTACCTGACCGCTGGCCGGGTTTAGGCGCTGGTAATTCACCCCGCCCGGCAGCCCGCCAGGGGTCGCAACCGACCCGAACACATAGAGCGCGCCGTTTAAGTCAGCGAGCCCATGAGTGCTCAAGCCGGTCAGAGTGTATGTCGAGACGAAATCTTTGCAGACCTCAACATCGCCGCCGCGGGTGATATGCGCATTTTCCGCAACAGCGAGGGATCCGTCATCCAACGCGACTTGATCGCGCCGGGTGTCGAGCCCCAGCCTGAAATCCTCAATTACAAGATAACCCATTCCTTACGGCCATCTAACGCGAAGCTCGTCTATGCCGTAGGTCCGCCCCGTCAGCTCCGAGTTGCCAGAACCCAAAACAACGCGGCTCTTGCGCTTGGTGCGGCGCTTGAGAAACAGCAGTCGCCGGTTTGCAGCTTGCTCAGCCTTTACCCCGCCCTTCTTACCTTCAAGCCTTTCGGCCTTTGCGTGAAGAACAATCAGGCGGTCATCTAGCGTGGCAAGGTCTGCGTCGGCAACAAATGCGGCGAGCTTTGCCTTGCCATAGAAAATCATGCCGTTGGTGACGTTGCTTACTGGGTTGGGCCAGACTTCAAATTGCCCGTTTTGCCGGCGATCCCACCGCCGAACGGGGGCGAGCCGCACGTCCGCGATGCTGTCATAGGCCGAGTAATGCTCCGGCGTGATGCCCTGTTCAATCTTCAGGCGGCTAGTGCCGTCGAGAACCCAAACGCCCTCGATAGCGTCATCGTTGATGCCCGTCGGAAAGTCGTAGAGATAAACCCCCGCGGCCAAGTTCTTGTAAAAGAAAGCCTTCAAAAACGGCCAATCATGCTCATCATACAGCGTTTCTTGAACGCGCTGTATGAGAGCAATCATTGACGAACGCGCGTTTTGCCCAACGGAAGTGCTGACGTTAAGGCGCAGCTCTTCCCTTAGGTTCGTAACGAGCGAAGCGAGGGACTTCCCTACGGCCATGTGTTACCCAGCGCCGTGCGGGTCAGGGGCACCGACAGTCAGAGGGGGTGGCATGGGGACGGGGGCGGACGGAGAGGCCCTTGGGGGCTCTTGGACAGGCGGGGACGCCCCCCATGTGCCGTCATCGTCCTCACCACCCTCAACCTCGAAATCGTCGCCCTCTTCGCCGTCATCCCCCTGGCTGGCGGGCGCTGCGGGCGAAACAAACGGCGTTTGCTCGTACGTCTCTTCCGCATGCTCGGCCGCCTTGAACGGGCGCTGCTCGTAAGCCTCGTCTTGATCGGTGTTTGGCTTAGGCGCCTCTTTCGCGGGCTGCATCATTTCAGCGGTAAGCCCCATTGAACGAAAATCCGTAGGCATCATTGATGCGTGCGGGAAAAGCGGAGTGACCACCTTTTCCTTGTAGATAAATTTCAAGCGCTCAAGCTCACCCGCCCGATTGCGCCGGTCCATGCTTGTCGGAGAAATCTCAACGACACTTTCCACGCCGTGAATTTTTTGCAAAACCAGCAATTCGGGCGGCGTGATGCCCTGCTTGGAAACTTGGTTGGCCAAGTTGCCGGATAGCATTACGACACAATTAGCTAGTTCCATGTTCTCTCTCTCTGTGTGAAATCCCCGACGCCACAATGACGCCGGGGATCCCCTGGGTTACGAGATAGCCTGTACGGCGTTCGCGTTGCGCCGGTTGCAGACCAGACCACCCGTGTACGTCATCGCGCGGTACATGACATAGCGCTCTGCCGGACGAGTGGGGGTGTGCTGCTTCTTGTCCTCACCCTCCATCACGCGGAGCTGTAGGTGACGCGGGTCGATGAAGTAACCGTACTTCGTCCGGCCAATGTCATCCAAGGTGGGGTCGTACACGCATTTCATTCCCTTGTAGGAAATGTCGGCAATGCCGACTTGCGTGTTTTTCGAGTTCTGCCAGCCTTCGCGAGTGAAATTCCCGCTCGACAACAGCTCGGCCTCAGCGGCCTCGATGTAATCCGAACCAGCAAGCCAGACCGAAGGACGCCCGCCGCGGCGCCGAACTTGGCGCAACAGCTTGGTAGTGTCCTTGATAAGATTGAGGTTCGAGGCCGTCGACGCATCAATCGCAGCGCCCGTGTAGTCGGTGGCGCTGAGTGAGCCCGTGCGGGCATGGTTACGCCACCAAGGGGAAGTCGCCCCATTGATACCGCCGACAACCCCAGTCGCGGGACTGTCTGTGATGATTGACAGAATGCCAGGAATTTCCTTGGCGTCCTGCGTACCATCCTTCCAAAGCATGGCGTTGAAACTCTCCGTCCAGCCTTGCGTCATGTCGTCAAGTTTTTCTTCGAGAATGCCCGTCAGCGCCGTTAGCTCTCGGTCGCTGTGCTCACTCGTTTGCGCGCTGTCTGAACTGTCAACAACGGAGATACCGTCTTTCTTCAGCTCGGTCAGTGTTAGCGCAATACCTTCGTGAAGCTCGTACCAACTGTACTGAGCCCGTTTGGTTTGCGCCGGATTGCCGTAAGTCACTGTGTCATCGTGACTAAAGCCTTCGAGCGCTGACGAGCGAACACCTTTGACGGGCATGGTGATGAATTCCTTGCCGCCCGGAAAGGTCTTTTGTGCGCTCATCATGGCATCCAGAAGCGGTTTGTCCTGAATGTTGTTGTCGAGCGCCGGTCCCTTTAGATGGAAGTCGAGCGCACTTGCCGAAATGTTAGCAAGCTCTTGTGGTGTAAAGCTCATTGGATCGCTACCTTATTGCTGCGTCCCAGCTCGAACCGACTTAACCGCAGAAGCAACGTACTGGCCAGAAGCGGCCAGCCTGATCGCATCCTTGATATTTTTGGGTTGAGCGGAGACAGATGTGGGATCGCGGTCCAAGTCACTCCGTCTTTCTGTCCGTGCTTTCCCTTTTGGCGTCAACGCCTTCACTTGGGCGTCAACGTCAATCTTGGCCTGCTTACACATAGCCAATGCGCCGTCTGGCGTAATCGCTTGACCAGACTTTTCGGCGCGAGAAATCAAGACTTCGATACGGTCGTGAACCGGACCGTGCTTTGCGTCGAAGTCAGGATCGCTGCCCCTCCATGAATTAACCCAGCCCTCAACGGCGCTCCCAACGGCCGCGGCCGCTCGGGACACGGTTTCGTATTGAGACTGCCGCTCAACGCGCGCCCTAGTAGCGGCCTCGCGCCCCTGGGAGAACGTGGCTCGTGACCGCGCTGCCGCTAACTCAGCGGCCCGCTCTCCCGTGATCGCTCCACGCTCTACATCTTCCGCCAAATCTTCTGGGAGCGTTACGCCCATGAATTCTTCAAGCCGTGAGATATACGGCTGCAAGGCTGCGTAGGCACCAGCCGGATCTTGCCGCATTAGAGCCATGATTTTGTAGCCTTCGGCCACTTCCTCATTGCTCAACTCGTAGCGGGTTTGATACGCCTGTATCTGCTCAAAACGACCAGCGTTTTCTCGCAGACCTTCAGCCTCAGCTCTAAATCCATCGCGCTCGGCAACCATACTCTGCCAGCGGGGATGCTTATGGAAAGGTGGCGGCTTCTCAGCCTCTTCCGGCGTCTCCGGCTTTTCAGCCGGGGTGGCATCACCATCCGTAGGTTTCGAAGCGTCCTGCACTTCCGAGGCTGACGAGCCCTCTTCCGGTTTCTCTTCGTCCTTATTTTTCTCAAGGACAGAGCGAACGACGTCGCCCAAAGTCTCCGGCTCTTTAGCGTCGGCAGCGGGGGACGGGTCCGCGTCGTCGTCCGCAATAATTGGGTCAGCGTCAGGCGCGGCGGCGTCTTGTATAGGCGCAGCTACGTCGTCGGCTTCTGGTGCGTCTTGATCGGCTGACGGGGCCGAGGGCTTTAGAGCCATTTTAGCGTCTCCCTGTGCGACATGGAGTGTACCGACACTATATCCTGTTGTTGAGGCATAGCGTCAAGGCTATTGCTGGGCCGTTAATGCCAGCGCATCACCCGTCCGGGCGGGTTGCGGCCCGCCCTGGGTATCTCTTTCCGGCACGGGACTAGCCCCCTCGCCGCCCTGTGTGTTGGGGTCGCGGCCAGCCTCGCCGCGCTCTTCGGGGTTATCCGAGAGCTGAAGATTTTTCTGACCATTCTGCGCAATGATTGACGGCATGCCCTCAATGAACGCATCGGTAAGATCAAACGGGCTGTCAATCAGCTCGTTAATCACTTCAACAATCCACTTGGCGGGAACGCCCGGGACTTGCAAAAGGAACGGCGCAACGCGCTCGAAGCTCGCAAGATCTTGGTCCTTGTTCGGCCGCCCTGAGCTGCCGGCCTTCACGTCAAGGAATATCTCTTTGGCGGTATCGGATGCTGTCAGCGTTGGCCAAGCGGCGCCCGGTCCGACAATTTCAAAGACTTGATCCTGGCTCATTTCGGACAAAAGAATTTGCCCGCCAGCGCGGGACACTTCACTCAAGAAGTCGTCAATATCATCGACGTTGCTAGACTGGGCTGACATGCGCGAGCTGCGCGCGACGCCGACCTCAAAAGCCGTGTCCCCGCTCGTGCCGCCAATGTCGGCCTCTTGCGTCCCGTTGACACGCTGAACGTCATCAAAAACAAAACTCGTCTCGTATAAATTGGGGTCGATGTTAGCAAGCTCCATAGGCGCGAGAATGTCGCGAGCCTTCTGCCCCGGGACAACACTTGCCAGCTCAATAATTTCATGGGCCGTTGTGCCTTGGAGCTTATCCTTGTCCTCGTCCTCTAGCTCGACTAGGGAAATGTATTTCGGCCGATTTGCTCTGCGGTGCTCGCGCAACGCCTCGCGCGCCCGGTTGTATTCGAGCTGTTGGGAGCGCATCAGCCGCACATCGCTGGGCGGTATCTTTTCAAACTCGTGCTCAAGCTCGTTAAAGATCAATGGGAAGTGAAGATAAAACCGCTCAATGCTGACGTTTGGCCCGGCGGGCTCCTGCAAATAATCTGGGTGCCCGTCGACCAGCCAGTAAACCTGCCCGGTCGCCCTCTCAAAAAGCTCGAACGCCACAAGCTCAAGCGAGCCAACCGCATCGCCAGAAGCGCCCCGACGAGCAAGGCGAGAGGCCGAAGTCATCTCAGACCCGTCATTTGAATTGTAAGCCGTGAAGGTGTCGCCAAGATCAACGCCAAACTTGGTTTCGACTTCGCGTTTGGTAAAGCTGTGCTCTTCGGCCAGCCAGCCGGTGCCCACGAGTCCCTTTAAGTGACTTGTCATCGGATCGAAAATAACCTTGTCCGACCGCGGGAACAAAAATACCGGACCCTCTCGCAAGATTAGATCTTTCTCGGTTTGGAGCTGTTCAAGCGTTTGGTTGAGCTCTTCCAAGATCGCTGAGCCGTCATCAATCTCATCATCTTTTGCCCGCGCAAGAAGCATGTTGACGTTTTCAATTCGGCTAACAAAATCGGTAATCTTGCGCTCGGTTTCTTGCGAGCGCCCCATCTCGCGTTGAAAGCCAACGCGCAACCAGCCGACGCCGGTTGTGATGGTGCGACGGACGAGCTGTTTCATTTGAGCCTTAAACCCAGGCTCTTGCTCGGCCATAAAATAGTCAAACAAAACGACAAGTGTTTCGGCAACCTTGTCCAACATTTTGCGCCGCTGGACGCCCTGCTGATAATCCTGCAATAGTTCCATCACGTCAGGGGGCGGCATCATCCCGACCATCTGAGCTTGCTGCAAAATCATTTGCGCCTGCTGGATGGTTTGTACATTGCCATCCCAAATTGTGAATTCCATGCGCTTGCGGCGCTTGGCTATCGCCTTCGGGTTTTTCGCATACAAATCGCCGGTTTTCTTTTGGACATGACGCTGAACGATGTTGGCGATGTACTTGGTCGAGTTGTCGTCAGTCGGCTTGCCGGTAAACTGCCGACCATACGCAAACTCTTCGTCCTCGCGCATGCGCTTGAACGGCCCCTTGTGGAGTAGAGCCCGCGCCTTCTTGATCATTTGGAGCTGTTGCTTGACGCGAGCGGCGCGAGCCTCGGGCGGCTCCGGCGTGTCTCGAACAACACCAGACGGGCCGTCAGTGCCCTGCCGGGTTTGATCCTCTTCGCCGTCGATAAGCGTCATCGAACAATCCTTGCGTTACGCCCGCCAGCGCCAAAGGTCTTGACCGCCTTGCCGCTGCCGCCGCCCCCGCCAACACTACCACCAAAACTAATGGCTTGGTTAACGGCTGTATCAACCGCCGTGTTAGCGCCCGCGCTTACCGCGGTAGAGCCGCCTACGCTGGACGGCGTCGGCGCTTCCGGCGTCGGCGCTTCCGGGGTCGGCTCTTCTGGCGTCGCTGCGCCCCGAGCCCCCGGGGGCGGCTGGAACGGCACAATCGGTCGCCCCGGCGCATTGAAGTCGGGGACTTCAATGGTGCCCGCACGGGCAGCCGCATCTCGCCTTGCCTCTTCCACAAGAAACGGTGCCGGGAGCCCATTTCTGTTGTTCTTAGCCTCTTCCACAAGAAACGGCGGGGGCGCTCCGCGCCTGTTGTTCTTAGCCTCTTCAATTAAGAAGTCAGGAACGTCGCCGGCATTCGGATCTGCGGCGGCAGCAAGGTCGGCATCCGTTGCCCCCAAGCCCGCGCCAATAGCAAGGTCGTCCGGCGTTGGGTTCAAGAACGACGGCGGGGGCGCTCCGCGCCTGTTGTTTTCTGCCTCTTTAATTAAGAAGTCAGGAACGTCGACGGCATTCGGATCTGCGGCGGCAGCAAGGTCGGCATCCGTTGCCCCCAAGCCCGCGCCAATAGCAAGGTCGTCCGGCGTTGGGTTCAAGAACGCTGGCGTCTCAACCGTATCCGCGCCCTTGTTGCCAAAGAAGCCGTCTCCGCGCGCTGCACTCAGTGCGCCTTGGCCGCCATAAACGGCAGCACTCCCGAGCCCGGGAACGGCTGCGTTGCCTGCGAGGCTGACCACGCCCTTGGCAATTCCTGCTGGGCTGAAATCCCACGACACGCCGCCTTCGCCGCCCGGTCCGTCTCCGCCATCAAAGCTAAGACACATGATGATTACCCACGTTGCTATCCACACCTATCAGAAACCGCCCGCCGACATACGGCGCTGTTGTTTCAGCTCTTCGTTGTGAGCCCACTTAACCCACGCGAGCGTGCCGACTTCGGGGCGCTCTAGTTTTTTCTTTGGCATCTTGGGCGACGCTAGATACTCAAGGCCGCGACCAATCAATGACATGAAGCTCACAAAATCATCGTGCGTGCCATTGGGGAAGTCTAGCATCTCTTTTTGAGCGCGGGCCCACCAAGGCGCGTGCTTCGGGAAGCGAACCATGCCCAGCGAAACCATGCCTTGCACGGGGCGCGCTCGCTGTTGAAGATCGACGGACGATGTGAGCCCAACAACGGGAGTGTATGCGTGCTGACGCCTTTGCTCTTTGCGCAGGAACGGCGCGATTGACTTTTTGATGTGTTCATCCTCAGCCCACCAAAAGCTAGGCTTGTGCCGCAGCATCAAATTGATCATCTCCTGAACCATCGTGTCTGTCTCGCAACGGTCCCAATAGATATCAGGAAGAACGTAAATGATCCCGTCATCGTCAACGCCGACACAGCCCAGAACGCTCGCGTCGCGCTTTTGTTTTTTGGTCAACGCATGATCTGACGCGCCGTACATTTTCAATCGCGCTGGAAGCTGGCCGCGCGTGTAGGTCATTAAATCTTCTTTTAGAAAATAGGTGCCCTCGTCCGGCGACGGCTTTTGCTGATAAAGCGCCGACCAATCGGTTGTGCTGAGAACGGCGCGCGTCCGTTCGAGCGCGCTGGCCGGGTAGCGCTCCGGCCAAAGAGCCTCCCCCGGCTTGCGCTTCAGCGGGTCATCCTCTTCGGCAATCGCCGGTAGATTGATGATGTTCCATTGTGCGGCTTCTTCAGGGTCAACGTAGTCGGGGTTCATAATCCGACCAACGATATCGTCCTCGTGCCAGCGCGTCATAATGATGATGATGCGCCCACCCGGCATAAGCCGTGTGTAGGCCGTCGACGTAAACCACTCCCACCGGCTATCTCGGATCGTTTCGCTTTCTGCCTCTTCGCGGTTTTTGAACGGATCATCAATCAGCAACACGTCAGCGCCACGTCCCGTTAGAGCGCCGCCAACGCCGACAAAGAATAGAATGCCGCCCTGAGTTGTCTCTAGCCGCGTCGCCGCTTGGCTGTCGGTTTTCAGCTTCGTCTCAGGGAACACTTGGGAGTATTCGGGGGACCGGATAATTTCGCGCGACTTGCGACCGAAATCCTCCGCGAAGTCGCCAGAGTAGGTTGAGAAAATAACCTCGCCAGTCGGGAAGTGCCCCGAGTAAAAAGGTGGCAACCGGCGCGACGCCAGCTCGCTCTTTCCGTGCCGTGGCGGCATCGTGAGAATGAGCCGCCCGTCCTTGCCAAAGATAGTTGTCTCGCAAGCGTGCGCGATTGCCCTGTGGTGAAGCGCGTCCTTGTAGGTCGTTCCTAATGGGTCGTCGCTCTTCGCGTCCGGCATCGTAAACTTAGTGAAATCAATCAGGCTATCTTGAGCGCGCTTCGCCGCAAGCATTCGCTTGGCAGCATCAATCTGCATACCCGTTGTCATTACCGGGTTTGCGGGGGGCGGCCTCGTTGATTGTTTTGGCCGCGCCATCTACGGACGGCCGCCGGACGCATCAATCCGCGCCTGTATCCGCTGCACCTGTTGCGTGGACGCCAGATAAGCCTTGAGCATTGCCGACCCTGCGGGGCACTCGTCGCACCCAATGCCGTACTGTGCCTCAAGATCGAATACACGGCCGTTCCACCGATCAAGCTCGTTCTGCAATTCCGACCGCGCTTGCATCTTACGCACGTCAGCAATCTCACCGCGGATTTGCTTGAGGGTTTCCTCAATCTCGCCCGCAAAAGCGGAAGGTATGTAGCGGTCCTCGACCATGAAAACAAACCCGACCAGGGCAACCACACCGGCAACCGTCAAAATACTGGCCTTCTTGCTGGGAGTGCGAATTTTTGTCATGTCGGGTTCCCTTGGTCAGCCTTGGGGAGCGGGAGCATAAATAACCCCTCGCCTGAAAATTCCAAACAAGTGATGCGGTCGACCCCTGTGCGCGTGACGGTCCAAGAGCCGGTGGGCGAGGCGTACAGCTCCATGATCCATTGCCCATTGCCGCCGGTTCCGATCACGACCGGACTCTCTTGATACCGCCTTAGAAGTGCGGCGGCGAATTGATCGTGCGGGAAACAGCGCATGACCGGCGCAGCCTCTTCCTGCACTGGCAAGACCGGGGGCGCCCCGGGTTCCGGTTCCTGAATAGCGGCGCAAGCGGTCAGCAGCAATAACGCTGCCATTGTTTTTTTCATGGCTCACCTCAATCCGGCCCTGGATCGAGACACAGCTTAGCACCATGCCATTGTGCATAGGTGTTGCCGGTGCGATGCGTGCCTGCATATCACTCACCCATTGAAAAGCTGCTTTGCGTAAACGGAGATATTCCACAAAACAACAAGCCCAATCATTAGCGCGAACACCACCCCGCCAACCGTAACGGCGACATGTTCGACCCCGATCACGGCTGCCGCGAGGGCGCAATGGACGCCGACCTTAATCACAACCCAGCGCTTCGGCGCCTTATCCATGAGCCACTTCATTACCGGGTTGCGCTCACGACCGCCGTTGTCGAGCACTACCTGTGTCGTCCACACGTCAAAGACGCCGACAATGACAATCAAAAGGGCGACTAGAATTGTCATAGCGTCGGCTCGCCACGCAACACACGCCGTGCATTCACTTTCGCCAAACCACCTTGCCGATTGCCTTTGATCCATTGCAGCGCAGCCGGGTTAGTCGCGGCGACGGCTGCAATCCAATCCTCGGCTACGCGCGCCATATCCTTGTCGGTGGCTCGCAGTTGTTGCTCAGCGGTCGGCGCGGGCACCTCCTGCAATAAGTCGAACGCTGCCCGGATGGTGGCATAGCCAGCATCGTCTTCCTCGACGAACGTCCACGGCCCCCCATTTGAGGGCTCGTCATTTGGGCCTGCGTACTTTCTCGCTACACCAGCCGTCAGCCACAATCCCTTGCTCATATCTGGCTCCTTGTCAGCATAGTGAACCCGAAAGTGTTGATCCGGCACGTTGTGGCCCCATCGACCTCCTCTGCGGCATATTGGACCTGAGATGACCCATCCACTAAAACCGTCGCCGCCATTGTCATTTGATCCATCGCACTGCCTGAAGTGTCGTTCTGAATGTAGATTCCCTCACGATTGCCCGCCGTAGGCACGTCAGCGGCCCCGTTCGTCCGCAGAGAGAACGACGTCCGGGTGGCGGTCTGTCCGGAGTTGGTAAAGTCAACATAAACATGCGCTAGACAGTTTGGCGGAACCGAGAGAGTTCCAACCTCTGGCGTGTTAGACGTTATGGTGGTGTCGCTCACATCAGCAATCACATCGCCGGTATAGCGGAAATAATCGCCGCTCTGGGTAAAGGCGATAATGTTGCTGCTGCCGTCAGTGTGAACCATCCCGATAAGACGTTGGTGAGTGTAATTTGTTGGCATGGTTGGGCTGGCGCCCGACAACGAATACAGCGCATCAGTAACGCCTGTATCGCTTCGATAGATGGCAAAAACAAAGTAATCCGTATTTGCCGCCACGGCACCCGTATCTAGCCCGCCAGCCGCGTCACCTACCGACCACCCCGCATCTAGCTGCTTTGTGAGTGCTCCCGCGAGATTAAGTATTTGGGCTTTAGTGCCATCCCAGCAGGTACCAGCGGCAACAGTGATATCGTGGTCAGCGTCCGCAGCGTTAGATAGCGTCAGTCCGTCAATCGGCCCCTTACCCGGTAGGTCTACCGCCTCAACAGTCGTCGCGGTCAAGAACCGGAGCGTTTGCCCTGCCGTTGGCGAGAGCGCGGCAACGGCGTCTAGCACCGTGCTTTGGGCCAGTACGTCCGTGCCGATAGCTACACCAAGGCTAGTCCGCGCCGTCGCAGGCGTAACACCGCCCGTGCCGCCTTCAGTGACCGCAATCGGCGCAGCCATGACCGCAATCAAATCAGTGCCGTTGCCGTAGGCCTCGCGCGTCACGCCTTGCGTGATCGCTACGCCGGTTTGCGACGCAACCTTGACCGTCAGCGTGTACGCGCCGGTCGTGTTGTTGCGAATAATCCAGTCTTTTTCATCAGTCGGAAAAATGACCGAGATATTTCCGGTCAACGCGCCCGTGAATTCAATCGCACGGTTTTTGTACTGATCGCCCGTCAGCGTCACGTCAGCCGCGCCGGCAACACTGATCGCCGCGTAGCCGCGTGCCTCAGCAGAGGCAAACTCAATCCATTTTCCGGCCGCAAGATCCGTCGCGAACGTGCCGCTCGTGTGCGCCGTCACGCAGACATAAGTGAAGCCGTCATCCGTAACAACGTCGCTGACCGCGTAAGCCGTCGACGTGACCCATGCGCCCTGAGGCGTCCAGCTCCCAGCCATAAGCGCGAGTGCCGCCGTGTTGAATGCGTCGGGGTGAATTACCGAATTTTTAAGGGTGCCGTCGTCGTTCTCAAGCCGCGCAATCGAAACATTCTGCGCGTCGCTCGTGACCTTGATCGCGTTAAACTCGCCGTCAATCTGTGAGCCGGTATGCGGCGATGCAGGGGTCGCGGTGCTAAACCCCGCGAAATCAAATTGGCGCGTGTAAGTCGGGGGTTGTGTCATCTACGGCTTCCCAAGTGAGCTACGCACGCGACAGTGGCCCAACATATAGCATGGTCAGGGAAAATCGCCTACAGACACAAAAAAAAGGGCGGCCCTCTGAGTGGCCACCCCTTTTCATCAACTACCTCTCAACAACGATTTGTCGTTACGCACTTGGACGCGAAAATCCTACGCCGGACCAGCTCCGAAGAGCAAGCTAATCGTCATCCGGCGGGGGCGGCCCATATCTCGCGTCCATGGCCATGCCCGCACCGATCCACCCGTTTATTCGTTGATATCGGGTGGATTATAGGATGTTTCATAAATAAATGGGATAGAAACACCGGTTATTGGCCCATGAACCGGTGCCTTTTGTAGGAGGCCACGCTCAATATCCGGTGTCGTCTCCGCCAAACCGCATTCGAGACGGATCTATCGGCTGCGGTGCCGTCTCCAACGCACGAAGCCGACTGCGAATGTTCTCCAACGCATACGAAGTCGGAATGCTCAACGTGTTGCCGCAGCGACGACAATCCTTCTTCTGGACCTTTTGCCGCCGCCCAGAGGGACCGCAAAGACAGTGCCGGCACACGCTAGATATCCGGGGCTGTCCATCTATGCGTCAGTCGGCGCCAAGAAATAGGTGGCTGTGCCGTCGCGCCTTCTCTAGAATTCCTTTTGTTTCAAATAGAAGGCGCGCAACGGTATGCCAATCACAGCCTCACCGCTTCGCTATCCTGGCGGGAAGGCTTCCCTGTTAGGCTTGGTTTCTCAGATTATCCGCCTGAACAAACTGCAATATGGGCACTATGCGGAGCCCTATGCCGGTGGATGTGGCCTCGCTCTTGGGTTGCTCTATGGCGGTCACGTGAGCGATATCCACATCAACGATATCGACCGCGGGATCTGGGCGTTCTGGCATGTTGTGCTGAACCGCACTGACGAGTTCATAGACCTTATGAACCGTACGCCGGTCACACTCGACGAATGGCGGCGAAGACGGGACATGCAACGCAATCAGCGAGGGCTAGACCAACTCGAAATTGCCTTCACCACGTTCTTTCTCAATCGAACCAACCGATCCGGCATCATCAAAAACGCAGGCGTGATCGGCGGCTTAAGCCAGTCGGGCAAGTACACGGTCGATTGTCGTTTTAACAAAAGCGAGCTGGAGAGGCGCATCCGCCGCATTCGGAAGTACCGGGATCATATCCACCTGCACCGCAAGGACGCGCTGGACTTCCTCAAGCACGTTAAGTGTAACCTGCCTAATCAGACATTCTTGTGCATGGACCCGCCGTACTTCAAAAAAGGGCCGACACTCTACACCAGTTTCTACGAGCCCGCGGACCACGCAGCGGTTGCTGAGAAAGTCCTGGATCTAGACCATCCCTGGATTATCACGTACGACCGCTGCGACGAGATAGGCGCGCTCTACACCACACGGAGGCAGTTCGAGATTTTCTTGAACTACTCCGCGCAGGTTAAGCGGATTGGGTCTGAGCTTCTCATCGCATCAAAGGGTCTCAAGGTACCTGACACCGTGAGAAACGCGCAGGTCCATCGACCGCAGTATAGAAGCGCCGCCTAGCGGCGTTCCCGCTTGCGGGAGTAGTCAAATTGTTTAACCCCGGCTCCCGGTCACGCGTAATACAAAATGTAGGAGCCCGACTAAAAACCTCGCGGACGCGGCGAGCGGGGAGAATAGAAATTTGCGCGCGTGGCTACCCCTCCCCCCAGGGGTCGGGACCGGCCTCGGCTAGGGGTCGGGACCGGCATCGGCTGCGCCGACCATTGGCTGGTGCAACGACCATCAGCGCTTAACGGTCAGCGCTCCCTGGCCTTACGCGTATTGAGGCGAACAAATAGGGGATGAAGGCGAACAAATAGGGGGTGGATTGTGGCCGTGTCGCATAATACCCATTATGGAAAATTGCAATCCCTTATATATCAATGGGTTGACGCGTTTCCGGCGGTTATCGCCTCACTCGCGACAGCCACGCAACAATCGAACAACGTGCCACGCGTACGGTTTACTCCCCCTCACCCTCACCCTCACCCTCTATGACACCCCGCCCCTCACCCTCTGTCATATGCTCCAGGGCTGTCAGGGAGCCCTCAGGCGTCGTTACTGCGCCCTCAGGCTCTAGCTGCCCCTGAGCTGCCCTCTGGGCACCCTCCGCTGCCTCTATGAAGGCTGATAGCTCGGAGACGCTCCACTGCGCCATCGGCTTGTCCACGTCGAATGCTGCGCCCTCTGAGGTTGACC